ATCGTCGTTGAGATTGGTAAAGTTAGCATCTACTTCGTCATTTTCAAGAGGCGAGCCTTTACCCGCCCGTGTGATAATTGTAGCCATAATCGCCTCTATCTAATGTTTAGGATGCTGACAGTGTTATAGTCCAAGTAATCGCCAGCGTATCGTTTGCGCTTTTGTTTATGACATCAAAGCGCGTACGGCAAAGCATAGTTCCAGCCGTAGCATCATTAAAGATACCTGCCTCAGTGACAGCGCCAGTGCCTATACCAGAAGAGTAACTTGCAGCATAGGTAATTACGCCACCAGCCACAGTAGTTGAGCTAAGAGCCTCACGCGCAAGCTGTGAACCCAGCGCGGTATCACCAGCCGCAGCAGCAGATGTTCCTGAGCCGATAGCCATGTGAGACATAGCGCCCTGAGTAGTATCCTTCATGCGTGACGCAATGTAACCTAGGCCAGTAGTTACGACCAAGTTATTGATTTCACGGCTTTCTTTAACAGCGCCAGACTCGTCTTTTAGGACTACGTTGAGCCGACCTGTGGCTTTGATATTAGAATTAAACATAATCTATCCTCAAAATATTCTTTTATCGCCAACATAATCGTCAGCAAAATAGTAAGGATTATCAACGTAATCCTGATTCAGTAGTGTTCCTGAGTCTGCTCCTAAGAGTGTATCAGATTCACGTTTCTCCAACAATTTAACGGTTGTTTCAATAGCTTGTATCGCATCATCAATAACAACTGACACGCTAAGTAGCGTAAAATCAGAGGAGATTGAAGAGTCTGCAAACTGCCTTTGATAAGCTGCTGTTCTGTCGAGTGACTCGCTGACAAAAGTTGTATCTGACCTAACCTTAATGAATTGAATGGTTTGATCATCATCTATTGAAGCCTCGCCGCCTAAATCATCTGTCGCATAAACTTTATCGCTTAAAGATTTTGCGGAATCAAACTTAAGAGATTCTGACGCGCTTATAGAGTCAATTAGATTCTTTCCGGGTTCTAATATTGAGTCGTCAGAAGTCGAAGTCTGGTCAGAAACGCCCTTACCTACAGTTTTAGCTACTGTGTCAGTGATCCCTAAACTATCAATTAAATCCTTGATAAATATAAAGATACCAACAATAATATCCTTAAGGCGTAATCGGCTAGACTCTACGGCAAGCCTAAGTCTTTGAGACTGTACCGCAACTCTAAGTCTTTTTGCGACTGCCGATAGATTGAAATACCGCACTAGTAATCCTCACGAACCAAGAATTCCAGCTCTTCAAATACCGTCTCAATCGCTCCGCTGTTAAACGTAACCTGAACCTCCCCAACATAGTCCCCAGATGGAATGTCCAGAGATGTGCCGTTGAAGTTAAATATCGCCTCGCCGTTCTCAAAGTCAGATAAGACCTCTGCCTGAATAGTAGACAGGATGGTAGCAGTATTCCTGCGCTTGAATTTAAGCAGTACGGTAGCGCCTGTCAGGTTAACTACCGCCCCGGTATCATCACGAGTGACAGTTACCTTAACCTGCGCTCCGCTATCGTTCTGTACTAGATATAAAGTGTCCATATATCACCCACATAGGTAAATACAGGCGATCTGTTTGACCTCACCTGCTGAGAATGTAGCGCTCTCACGAGCCTTAGCCACGGTATAGGATCGTATTATATCATCTCCCTGCTTCATGCCTTTTCCAGCCATAGAACTGGTAACAATCAGGTCTCCTATCTGGATGTCGCCACCCTCTCCGCAGACGTTAATCTGGCCTTCACCGATAGAATTAACTATTGATATATCGTGGGTTTCTTTAATCGTAGTAACTTCACTAATGGCAATATGAACCTGCGTGACTTCTTCACCCTCTGGGTTCATTACGCTTTCAGTGTGATCGATCAAAGCCGCTGGCGGGTTGTCTTCTGTTAGCTCTCTACGAGACACAAACACCCCAATCGCGCCAGCTTGATTAGCTGAACTAGATTTATCGCCATAGCAGATAACATCTGACACTCCGCGCTTACCTACTACGCCATTATCAATAACAATATCTCCAGCATCAAAACTTAGGCTTTTAGGAGTAACGCTATCGTGCGAAGCTGTAAATGGCCCGATAGTCCCGCTGACTACATACGCTGCGTAACCGTCACCAGTAGAAAACTTCGCCTCAGCGCTTGAAGAAGTATTAAGCGTTCTAAGAGCCGGGTTTCTTGCAGTAGCAGAGCCTACATTTCTCCTTTGAATAAACTGAGCAGTAGTGCCAGAGTACCCTCGAACATCAAATCCGATACCAATACTATTACCAGAGCTTTCTGATGCTACCTGTGAAACATAACTTCCGCTGCCATTACCATCAACGCGCATGGTGTCGCCATTATCAGAGTTAAAAAACACTCTGTAATATCCGCTATTAGATGTGGAGTCGTCTAAATAGACCATCACTCCATCACCGCCAACGGTGCTAGTCCTGGTTACATATAAAGCTGAGTTAGCTGCTCCATCTGATCCTAGACTTAACTTAGTTGCGCCTCCCGCTGTATTAATAACGCCAGCAGTAATCGTGCCTAAGTCAGCGTTGATAGCGGATAAGCTAGTAGTGGAGATTTTACCGCCGTCAATTGATGTGACGTTATCCTCTATACCGTCTTGAATATTAGTAAAAGTAACCAACCCATCAAAGTTCTGCCACTCAAACACTGCGCTTTTAGTGATAGTTTGACTGCCGCCAAAAGTAGATTCAGAGACTGCATATCTAACCGCCCAGAAAGATGTCCCTTCCTGTGGCGTAGGGACGGAAACCGCAGTAGACCAGCCGCTAGAGATAGTTGAGAACTGACCTGTAACGAAGTTAAATCCACTTAGAGTAGGAGAGCTAGGAGCTGAAGATGTTGCAAAAGCATAATAAACATATCCACTTGCGCTTCTCGTCCCTGTTGCTCCGTCCGCACCATCCGCACCATCAGCTCCATCCGTTCCATCTTGCGGGTCTGCCAAAGTAGTCGCAGACGCTCCAGCGCTAAATGCAGATTTATTACCGCTGAAATCCACTGTCTTAAGATAGTAATATCGAGTCTGCAACTCAGTCAGACCGCCCTCAACAAACGTGTCACCTGATATCTCACCGATTAAAGTAGCTGAGCCAGAACCAGATGTATTCCCGCCATAGACTTCAACCTTGGCAAAGTCCGAATCAGATGGATTAGTCCAAGTGACAGTATTAGACCTATAGCCAGATAATGCTGTGACGCTAGTGGCAACGCCGGGAGCTGCGACATCACCATTAACCGTAAACGTAGTAGAGGTAAACGCGCCCTTGACGTTGAGCGTATTGATAGCTCTGATACGAATCGTAACGCTTATGCCTACTTCCGCATTGTAGAACTCGTACTTCGGAACACTAGTAAAGATGCTCTTAAACTCAGTGTCAGCCTCAGAGGTCAGCTTGTACTGTATCTCGTACTGATTAACTAGACGGTCGTATGAAGTGTCCCACTCGATCAGGCCAGTAGGTATAACAGTTCCGTCTGAGCCTAGAGTAGTGGTCTCGGTGACTGTGATGTTAGACACCACGCCAACCGTAAATGGATCAGGCAGGTTCGTATCTGGGTAATCAGTCTGCTCTGTACCTTCTTCCCATGTGTAGATCGTGGAGTCGTACTCAAGCAAGTTAAGGCTGACAGTCCCGTCTTCATTAAGCTGCATCTGCGTGACTTGGAATGGCTTTGCAACCCAACCCGGAGTCGAATGCGTAATGCTGATTACGTCAGCAATCTCTAGCTGTAGCGCCTCAGAAGTGGTCTTGATCGAGCAGGTAAGCGCGTTGCGTGAACGCAGAACCAGAACCCTAGCTAAGTCTCTTGCTTGGTAATAGTTCGTGATCGTATCAAGATCAATGTCTTCCTGTAGCAGAACCCCGCCATCCTCAGCTAAGAATGTGGTCTCTTCTGTAGAGCCAGCAGGAGGCCATATAGCCGTGTCAGGTTGCCAGTTAGCATCTGGATTAGGGAACTTAACCGAGACTCTGTTGAGCTTCTCGTCTTTACTCTCACCAGTAATAACTATGCCATCAATAATCTCATTATTGGTGAAGGTAAACTCGCTGCTGCGTGAGCCGTCTATCTTGAGGCGATATTGACCTTGAGAATACGGAAGGAAGCCACGGCATCCAAGGAGCAAGATATTGAGGTTGTCAAATAGGCTCTTAGATGTATTCAGTACGGCATTGCAGGTAAATAGCTTCCCTGAACCGCCGCCATCGTACAGCGTGACAGATTCATCGCAGTCATCAGCCGCAGCAGCTATTGCCACATCGTCAATGGCGCTTGTGGGTATTCCTTTGCCGTATCGAGTGTTGGTGAGATAGTCCCTGATACATAAAGCAGGGTTATCAGACCAAGCAGTAGTAGCTGTGCGCGGGTCATAGACTTTTTTGCCTTTGACTAAAGCAGTGACATCTGGGATTCCAGAAAATGCCTCTTCATCCCATGTAAATCGCAGACCTAGAAACGCGACACCGCGAAGCCTATGGTCAGCAGTCCAGAATTCATTAGCCTCACGCAAATAATCAGAGTCAGGCATTGTCTGGTCATCTGTTCCCAGATAGACGTTATAATTAACTAAGCCTGAATATTTAGCGTCAGTAATAGGCAGATCATCAACATAAATATCTGTAATGCTTTCTACTTCACCCTCGGCTAAAACCAAAGCGATATAGAGATATTGATTCGTAGGAGTACCAGTAACATCATCATAGACTTCAGTGTCTGGATGATAACCAGAATACCATCCTCTCTCGCCACCCACAGTCTTATATGTGCCGTCAGTAGAAACAAACACGCGAACGCCGCCTACCCTGCGCTCACCGTAGATGACAGGGATTTGCTCTACGTTGGATTCTTTATTTACTAGAACCCCGCGCTGCTCGTCATTGGGTCGCCTAGCAGCCTTTTGAGCCTTCTTCGCGGCTGTATAGGAAGCAACACCGACAGCAGCGGTTAGAGCGCCGACAATCCAAGGTACTAACGCAAGAAAACCTGGCACTAATCCTTACCCCACTTTATGTCTTTTACGGACTCTGACGCAAAGTCAAAACCCTTGTCGCCAGCGAAATAAAGCTGCTGAGTATTGCTGTTAGTCTTGCGACCGTTAGTCTTGTCAAAGTCCTTCCAGTGACTCGCAACCTCAACCGCTACCGTACTAGAATCATTTGTATCAGTGATTCCGTATCCTGTAATTCTACCATCGAAGAGCAGTATTGGTTCGCCAATAACGGCATCCGAGTTATTAAGAACGGCAGTCCAGATTCTCGTTCTGACATCAATGTAGTCATTGGTCAGAAACAGAGCTACGAATGTCTGGCTAACGCCTGAGAAGGTCAGGTTTAGAGAGTTGATCTGAAGTTCTGAGCTTTCTGATACTTGGTCTATCTCTAGTAAGTCAGAGCTGCTTAGGAAGGTCGTGCTAAGGGCTGAGACATTCCTCGCCCAGTTGGTCACCTTGATAGGCGTATCGAAATCGATCTGTAACAGCGTAACCATGTTGAGGTTGTCGCTGGCGAGCGCCGTAATGGTCGCTGCATCTATTTGACGAGTCATATAGCCTCAATGAAATCAACTTCATAAGTATAAGTTAGATCAGTGGATATTGAGTATTCCTGAACGTCGTTATTCAAGCGTACGGTAAACGGTACGTTATTATAGGTCACAATCTCGTTATCCGATATCGCAGATACAAGAGCTGGCTGGAAACTAAGAGTTCCGCTACCACTGCGATCCGCTGTAGCCATGTAGACTTTGTTGTGATTAGCGAACTTAAATACGTCACCTGCCTTCAGAGTCCCTGTAAAGCCGTCTACGGCAATTGAGGTATCACCTATGCTACCAGCGGCAGAGGATAACATCGTTCCTGAGACGCTCCCAGAGGCGCTAGAAACCTCTGGCAATACGATAGTGAAGGTCTCAGCCATTCCACGCTGCGCCATCAAGAACCCTTGAACCGGAGAAAACTCAGAACGGCTCAATCGAGGATAAGACGCAGTAAACGTAAACCGCTGACCACCGATGTTCCTGACCTGAGTGCGACCAGAGATAGTCTGGCTGCTGAGGTTAAAGAACTCGCTAGTGAAGTTCACTGCATTGAATACAGGCGATGTTGGGTATGTTCCGCTCATGCTAGTGAAGCCCTGCCGCGATTATTGATAGCCTGATTGATTATATTAACCAGTTGACCTCTGCGCTTGTACAGCAGCTCGTCAAAGCCTTTCGTGTCATTAGCCTGAATGGTTATATTCACATTCGTAGCCATGCCTTGACCCTTAGTGTGGTCTACAACCGTCTCGTTTGGATGGAGGATAGCAGGGAAGCCGCCCTTGCCGTCTATGCCGCCAGCTCTAGCGCCCATGCCTGTAAAGCCACCGCCCTCGTATGAGGCTTGGAACTTCTGCGCTTTGATAGTAGCGACATTCGCCATACCCGCAGCAACAGTAGCAGCAGCCATCGCAATACCAACTGGGCCTGGATAACTAGCGAGAGCAAGCGTAGCGCCTTGATAGGTATTCATGATCGCCTGAGCAATACGAACGCCCTTGTCTATTGCAAAGCCTTTCTTTGAATGCGCTGCGATGTCTGCTGTCTGCTTGGCAAACGCATTAGTGATTTCAACAGCCTGAGTCTGAGCCAGTTTGTTCTGCTGCTCCTGACCAAAGGCTCGCATCTTCTCGAAGAATGTCAGTTTTTTGACACTTTCACCGATGCTACCGTTAATATCAATAATACGATTTCCAGCGGTTTCGTAATTATCTAAATATTCTTTAATCTTGTCAGACGGCATTGGCTCATCACGCAATTCACGCAACGCGATGCGAGCCTCAGCAGCAGCTACCCTTACATCCTTAGCAAACTCAGCCATTGGATTATTAATGGTAGGCATATTAAGGAATTCAGCTATCGTATTGTATGTGGAGATAAACCCCTGCATAGCAGAGTTCAGCGTCTTAATAATCACATCAGATGCCGTCAGAGCTACTGCTTTTAATACCGTATAAGCGATTTCAAGATTGTGTAGCGTATCTAAGAAGAATCCGTAGACCTTAATAACCTTATGAGCCGCATTGATCGCCGCGCTTTGGAAGTTGTTAGCGCCATATCCTGCGTCAGCAAATCCGGTAAAGATACCTTCTATAACAGGCAAAAGCTCTGTAGTGAAGGTAGTCGCAGCAGCTCCCGCAGCAGTCTTCATGCGAGTTATGTCATCCTGCATCTTCTCAAAACGCTGAGCATCAACTTGGCTTATAGAAAGACCCAAGCTCTGCGC